TCAACCTTCACGTAAAATACTATCCAGTTTCTGAGCATAGATCAGCAAATGCGTTGGAGACAAATGAGCGTACTTTTTAACCATCTCAATGCTTTCCCATCCTCCCATTTCCTGCAAGGCAGAAAGTGGAACGCCAGCTTGCACAAGCCAGCTTGCCCAAGTGTGCCGGAGGTCGTGAAAACGGAAATCCTCAATGCCCGCTTTTTTTAGCGCGGCGCGCAAGGCGTTATTGTCATCCACCCGCATTTTTCTAACTGCGGGCGTCAGCGTTCCATCCGGTCGATGTTTTGCCGTGGTGTGAACGAACACCCACTGGGAATGTTTTCCCGCCTGCCTTTCAAGGATATCGCAAGCACTTTGATTCAAAGCCACGCCAATTGCTTGACCAGACTTAGACTCTTCAGATGGAATCCATGCGACCCGACGAGAAATGTCAACCTGCTGCCACTGAAGATTAATGATATTTGAACGTCTAAGCCCTGTTGCAAGAGCAAATTCAACAACTGATTTTAATGGTTCACTACAAGCATTTATAAGTTTTTTGGCTTCGTAAGGTTTCAACCAACGTACGCGAGTATTCTTGACAGGATAAAGACGAATGTAAGGCATTTTTTCGAGCCATCTCCATTCAAGCCATGATTTGCGAAGTAGAGCCTTCATAAATGCAAGGTGCGTGTTCTTTGTCGCCATCGAGACGGCTTTTGGAACATACTTTGATGGGGCCAGTGCTGAGGCATTACAAGCCAGATACTTGGCTCTCCAGTTCTGTTCATACTTCTGATTAATCATTGAGTTAACAGCTTGGTAAATCATATCCACTGTTATTTCATCAAGGTATCTTGTCCCAAAGAATGCCTGCCAGAACATAATTCTTTTTTTGTCATCACATAACGTTTTTTTACCCGATTTCTCTTTCAGCCAGCGTATGCATGCCTTTTCAAAAGTTACACGTGGTATGTATCCAAGCCTTGATGAGCACCATGATTCGTACTTAACTTTGTCATACAACTCTGAAGCAAGTTTTTTATCGGTTGTCCCCATAGATTTGCGGACTCTCTTACCTTCGTAATTTTTATAGTCAACGTACCAAATGTTGCCTCTTTGATAAAATGCCATATCCGCCTCGCGATGGTGTGCTGATCTCCTTCTATAAGTTTGGTAAAAATTTCTCTATATACATGCAAAATGTGTTGGTTCGGTTGGTTCAGTTGCCTCAAAACGTAAAGTCCATTGTTTTATTTGGATATTTATCAAAAAAGTGAACCAACACCACCAGATTTTGAACCAACATTTAGCTGAGTGAACCAACATGCATCCAGTTTATGAGGTGAAACCGATGAAAATTTATCTTATGGACCTGAAACAGGTATGTGAAGCAACCGGGTTTGGGAAGACAGCTATCTACAAATGGATGGGCAAAGGTACTTTCCCTTATCCAGTGAAGATTGGGCGCAGTGTCCGCTGGCCATCTAATGAAATTGAGGCATGGATAAATGGGCATATATTTCATCGAGATAGAGGTAACGACTAAGTCGGTTTTACATACGGGACAGCCCTTCATGTACTCTAGATATGGCTCTAAAGGTGATATTTTCCCACCTCTAGCCAACAACAGGGTAACCGTTGGTTACCCTGTTCTCCTGGAAGGTTCCCTCTTACATCCGGGATTTTCCCGCATGTACGGGCCAGGCAAATTTAATACGGCCGATCGTCCCTATAGTATGCAGCGCCAACCACGACGCACGTTTACCAATCAGCGTGACCTGCTCCCCGTTGATTAGTACACCCCGATGTTAGTAATGTCTTCATAAGCCACATGAGGACATCCCCATGAAGAAGCGTTTTTCCGACGAACAGATCATCAGTATTCTCCGCGAAGCCGAAGCTGGGGTACCCGCCCGTGAACTCTGCCGCAAGCATGCCATTTCCGATGCCACGTTTTACACCTGGCGTAAGAAGTATGGCGGTATGGAGGTGCCTGAAGTTAAGCGCCTGAAGTCGCTTGAGGAAGAGAACACCAGACTCAAGAAGCTGCTTGCCGAAGCCATGCTGGATAAAGAGGCGCTTCAGGTGGCTCTTGGGCGAAAGTACTGACGACAGACCAGAAGCGGGAAGCCGTGATGTTGATGTGTGATGCGACCGGTCTGTCGCAACGTCGTGCCTGCAGGCTTACAGGTTTATCCCTGTCGACCTGCCGCTATGAGGCTCACCGTCCGGCTGCTGATGCGCATTTATCAGGGCGCATCACTGAGCTGGCACTGGAGCGCAGGCGTTTTGGCTACCGTCGTATTTGGCAGTTGCTGCGCCGTGAAGGGCTTCATGTTAATCATAAGCGCGTGTACCGGCTTTATCACCTCAGTGGCCTGGGCGTAAAACGCAGAAGACGTCGTAAAGGGCTGGCAACAGAACGTCTGCCGCTGCTCCGTCCGGCGGCGCCCAATCTGACCTGGTCGATGGATTTCGTCATGGACGCACTTTCCACCGGTCGCAGGATCAAGTGTCTTACCTGCGTCGATGATTTCACAAAGGAATGCCTGACGGTCACTGTTGCCTTTGGGATTTCAGGCGTTCAGGTCACGCGTATTCTGGACAGCATTGCACTGTTTCGAGGCTATCCGGCGACGATAAGAACTGACCTGGGGCCGGAGTTCACTTGCCGTGCACTGGATCAATGGGCCTTTGAGCATGGTGTTGAGTTGCGCTTAATCCAGCCGGGCAAGCCAACGCAGAACGGATTTATTGAGAGCTTTAACGGACGATTTCGCGATGAATGTTTGAATGAGCACTGGTTCAGCGATATCGTTCATGCTAGGAAAATTATTAATGACTGGCGGCAGGATTATAACGAATGCCGCCCGCACTCCACGCTGAATTATCAGACACCGTCTGAATTTGCAGCGGGCTGGAGAAAGGGTCATTCTGAGAATGAAGATTCCGACGTTACTAACTGAGTGTTGTATCTAATCGTGGGGGCAGGTCACCGGCTGTATGGGTTTTAGTGGATTACATGGAAGGTATGGTATTAGTCATCAGGGCGTCATTCTGTGATACTCCCGTTAAACGTTGAAGTCGGCCCCCCGGTATTATTCCCACCGTTGCCGTTAAAATGGTCGTGGCTGTTTAACCAGTCTTTAAGCGATTGCCAACCGGCGTACATGATTGCCGGGCTGGTACTGGCCACTGAATCCTGCAGGTGCCCTGCCTCTCCTGAAAGGCTCCATTTGCTACCGGTCAGCGAGAAAACTGTCCCGCCAACGGTGACGGTGAAGCTGTCAGGTGTGGAAATAGCGATGCTGTCAGGCTTCAGGAGAAAAGTAGTATTGCTGCCGCTGTCGCGCAGCGTAACACCATCCGGCCCGTATACCGTCACCACCTGTCCGTCGACATCCTGCCACTCGGTATTACTGATCGGTAAAAAGAACAGCGCACTTAAATTGGCTGGTGGAGTAAGATCTGCCACTCCCCCACCAAGCCCACTAACCCCTCCCAGATAGGTATCTGCTGGAATTACGATCCCTTTATCCCCTTTCTGCATAGGGTATCGGATATATTGAGGCCCAAAAATCGGGACCGTTAATTGTGGCAGAAGAAATGGTGTCTCATGTAAGTCGAATGAGACTGTCACCATCTTTCCTGACTGGCTTACAACACTCACGGGCAGAATCTTCCCTGAAACCTGTAATGCCGTCTCAACTTTTTTATCCGCAAAAGTATTCAGATTTCTGCTGAAATTCAGCTTTTGTTCAATAGTCATTTTGCTTTCAACTCTCCGGCTGGATGAGCCTCAATGATTGTTATCCACGAATCAGCTGTCGGTTGCCGACTGTTCCCCAAAAAGCGAACAGACTGAACTTCAAACTGTCCCTGGAAAGCAGAATCATCACGGTACTGGGAAAAAGAAGCTGCCTGGATAAGAGGCCTTGAATTTTTAGGCATGAGAATATGATCACCCGTGTGGATGTCAGCCCGCATCACACATAAAATGCTTACAACACCATAACTTATCCACGTAGGCTGCCCGATGAGGTCAGTAAACTCAATCTGGAGAGGATTATTTTTTCGCTCATTAACGCCAGATGGATGGTTTTTATAGTCATTATCCCAAACCCTGATTTCATTTTGATTGACTATTGCCATCTCAACACCTGAGTATCCTGGGTCTCTAATTACTGACCGAGAAAAGTTTTTTAAATCTCTGGCCAGAAGAGTTATTGAGTCGCAAAACATCGGACGCTCATAATTGAGAACCAGTAAATCACTGATATTTATATTTGGTCTATACCCTCCCATCCGCATAATACACTGGGTCAGTGCCACAGATAACCTCTGTCCAACAGACCAGGGAAATGTGATTTTTTCAGAGCTAACTGCTCCATCTTTGTCAGTCTTTGCTGGTCCGGCAAATATTACAAAATCCAGCCTTAACTCCGTCCCCTGCCAGTTACCAAACACCTGGTTCACAACTCCTTCAATGACCAGCCCCTTTCCATGCTTCCCTGCTAAAGGGAATCCAGCAGCCATCCCAGCGAAAATCTGAATTTTTTTGTTATTGTAGTTAAGTCTTGCCTGTTGCATGTCGGCGGGACTTATCCCCCATATTGTTAATCGGCTCTCACCGGCAGGCGTGGACAAGCATACTTGCTGTATATCGAACTCCACCATTAAAGCGCCGGGGTTGTAAACTCCGTTCTTATGACTTGAATAGTTTTTAATGACTTTGTTTTCTTCAAATATGTTGATCTCATAAAAACGCATTTGATTCACTCCTGCAGTCTTGTAGCTGTTTCAGCAGAAATTGTGGCCAGCGCGGTATCGACCAACCCCCTGGCGATCTCATGGATAGTCGGCGCAACGCCGATACCTGATTGCTGGCGCTGCTTTTCCTGAATTTTTCTGATTGCCTGAATCTGTGCTTCGCTGAGCAAGACAGGTTTGACGGACTGTTTCGACATGGCCACCTCCTGATATTTATACAGCCATTATAATTTCACATATTGAAATGATCATTACCTACATTGCAATTAATGAAAGAGTAATTTCGATCGTTACCAGAAGGAGAATTGATTGTTTTATAGACTTTTGGCGAGTACTTGACGAAGATTGCATAATGACTTTTCGCTGCTGAGTCTCAACTTAACAAGGAAGACCTGATGCCCTTACCTGAACGCATGAAACCAGCCAAAATCAGCCGTCAGAAACTAAAGGAACTGGCGGATATGGCCAAAGAGATACTGTCGCAAATTGATAACGGCGCCGGCGAAGATGATGAAGGGCTAAAAGCGATGATTGATGACTGGAACAGGCAGGTCGTTAATCCGTATGAATTCTCTGATTTCCGTGACTTTTCCTCATGGACCGACGCAAAGAACTTTACCCGGATGGCATTTAATCAGGAGAAATACGTTGCGGATTTAACCTGGGGTGAACTCGTTCAGATAATTAGTTTCGTGTGCAATGCTGAAGGCAAGGAATCGGAACAAAGCTACGCGCTGGGATTGCTGGAGAAAAACTTTGATGCCAATCCGTCCGATCTCATCTACTGGCCTAATGAATGGTTCCAGGATGAAGACATGCTCCATGTAGATTTGACGCCTGAAGAAATAGCCGGATACCTGATGGCAAGATCTGGCCGGATTCTAAGCGATGCGCCACAAATCGACCTGAGATACCCGCTACCTCCCGGCGCAGCAAGTTAACGCCAAGAGATACCAACCCTGATGTGCCTATACATAGCCAGAACACGTCAAACCTGCCTATCTATAGGCAGAGCACACCATTCCTGCCATACATAGCCAGAACACACCATTTCTGCCTATAAATAAGATATAGGCAATTTATAAGATGGTTCGATTCTCGGTCTAATGTTCAAACTACCATGCAGCGATGGCCACCAGCATGAACAGAACTGCAAGGACAGCGCCCATCACCCTGTGCCTCGTATGTATAGAGTGCCGCTCCTGCAGAAAGACCAATTAATGTCATTGTTACCGGCCAGGCGGCAATTGCCGTCAGGTAGGCCACAATCAGATAGCCCTCTATCAAGGAGATCTCCTCTGGTTTGTTTTCTTCCCGTTATAGGGTGATCGAAAAGTTGATCCATAGAGTGGGGATAGCTACCCCACCTTTTTTGGTAGGATCGCTAATGGGAAAAACTGAAGAATAGCAGGAAAGCTCTGTTTGGTGGGTTGCCACGGAAGCCCTGATAAATACCCAGGTATACCGTCTCAATTTTACGATCTAAGATTCATCTTAAATTCATTGCGTAACATCTACTCATTATGCGGGCACGTGGCTTTAATTAGCACAAGATTAACAAGGGCAAAAAATGGAAGAAGAGTCACGGCCAGCAAGTGATATCACCATCCAAGAACCACTGTTTAGTTTAGAAGTGATCGATTATCGTCCTGCAATGGGCACTGCTCACCTACGACATACTGTCATCGCTTCTGATGGACTTGAGTACGCAATCAAAGGAGTCACTGATGGGGAGGCGTCGGTGTTGACCGGCGTGCCGCATCCAAAGCAAATACCAGCATCGGAATGGCTTTGTACTAAATTGGCTGAAGTAAGCGGCATCCCCACGCCTGCATGTCGTGTCATCAAAGACATAGAAACAGGAGAGAATTTTTTTGGTTCCAGATATGACCTAGCTGCCACCAGCAAACCAGAGGAGGAGGTGAATTTTGCTGTAGAGTTGATGTCTGATTCACCAATCCTACGCAAGCAAGTTTGGGCTGTTTATGCTTTTGATCAGTTTGTTTTTAATATTGATAGGCACTTAAACAATTACCTATATACCAAGAATCGCAACGGTAATACCACTATACAAGCCTTTGATTTCAGCCTAGCAGCAATGGTCATGGGATGGCCGAACAAAACTGATATAGCACTAATACCACTTGGTTATAACACAACAAATTGCTGGCAGGCAATAAAGCAGTTGACTTATCATGATAAGTCATGTAAAGAGTCCGCACTCCAGGTGCTAGACAACTTATCGAAGGTATCTGCCGATTTCATTGATAGAGTTTTCGGAGAGATGCCAGGCACTTGGATAAACCCTCTGCAAAAAGAGGCCTTGTTAACTTGGTGGTCAAGCGACAGTAAGCAAAAACGCATTGATATTGTTAAAGGGGAGGTGCTGAGATGACTACATACCAATACAGTATTATCAGAGTAACGCCTAACCCCGTTCGCGCTGAGACAATCAATGTTGGTATGATTGTCATGCGACCTTCAGGTGCGGATGTGAGGGTCATCGAAACCACTGCCAAGATTAAAGCAATCACAAACGCTTTTGGCTTAGATGCCCTGGAAAACATCAGGAGCCAGCTTGAAAAGATTCTGGGTTCCGGCCTTTCGTTGGAACAAGCAACACTGCTCTTCCAAGGAAAACTAACACTCTCAGCAACTGGTACTTTTCACGCTGAAAACGATGCGGAATATAACAAAAAAATCAATGAGTTAAACAAGCTATACATAACACCCGAAAAATCCAAAAAGAAAACCGAAGTAACTCAGAAGAGAATTATTACTGAGTTAAAAGATCGCTTTGAAGCTGAGGGGATTCTGGGAAAAGACATTCGCGATATATCGCATCATAAGGTTGTACAAGGATATCCTTTGTCTGAAGCTGAAGGATTATATGCAGAGTTGTTACTAAAAAATGGAATCTACCATTTGACAGAAACACTGGATTTTAGAATTTCAAATGTCCGACAAAAAATAGGTGAATCCGCGGTAAAGGCTATCACCATGAATACAGCCAAAACACTCTGGAAAGATGAAGTCAAAACTTTTGTCGTCTTTGCAGCAGATACAACTCATGAAAGGATCCACTCACAACAGCTTAATCTAGTGGGCGGATACTCTGATGGTATGTTCAACTTGCTCAGCGATCAGGATATGGCAAGATATTACGATCACATGCTTTTCGCTGCCGGTAAGAGCTTAAATTTCATACAATAAACATAACCCCGGTAGTTCTTCCGGGGTTATGTCGCTTTTTCATGCAACTAAATTCATCAGTATCGCATCCATCTCATATCGCCCCTCGTGCCGATCACTTTTGAGTAGCCATTTCAGTACATCGATAGCTTCCTGCTGGTGAATGGGGCTGATAGTAGCAAGTTGAGAGTCAAGCCAGTCTTCGCGGTCATAGACCTCCTGGCTCAGCCCTTCAAAATGCTTGTGCCCTAATTCTCTCCCAGCAGCATCGCGTACCCAATAAAGCCACGTCCAGTAATCAAATTCGCGGACAACATCGGATAGTGTGTGAGGTGAAGGCAGTACATCCGTGAAACCATGATGTGCATCTTTCCGAGCATCATCCAGTTCCAGATATCGCTCGATACCTGAAATACTTCCATCGGCGACTTCTTCCCTCGTCAGCCCAAAATCCTCATCTACCAGAAATGCAGATCGTGAGATGAGCAACTCTGCTTCTACTGGTTCCATAGCAGCTTCATAACTACCAAACACAGCACGAACTTCGCTGGCCTTCCTGATATTCTCCCTGGCAAGCTTGAGGTAGTGCTGAGGATCATCCATGAAAAAGGTACCGAAAGCGGTTTGCAATATGTCAGCACCATTAGCGACCATCCAGTCACGATACCGTTTCTCTACGTCTTTTGGGCTAATGGTAAGCTTCTCAAGTGCTGCCTCTGCGGCATCCAGATGTGCTGGCTCATTCAGCTTAATCACTTCCAGCACCCACAAATAAGCATCGGTCTGCTTATGACCAGTGATGACCTTTTGGGGCGGCAGTGCCTTTGTTAACGCAGGTACGTTCGAAAAGCGCGCCTCAGGGATAGTGAAAAGAACCTTGTGAGCCGGATTATCAGCGAACAATCCACTGCGCTGGCAGAAGCTACTCACAGTGCTGGGCTTAAGTCCCATTTTATTCGCGATGGTGCGATACCCTACACCACTACGTTTGAGGCGAGCGATTTCCGCCTTCTGTTCTGTAGTCAGTCGCATGTTACTGATCCATACCCATGTCAAAAATCATCGTCATACGGAGGTGTCTGGTCGTATCCTTCATACCCGTTCGCGGGCGGTTGCTGGTCCTGGGCCCGGCGCAGGGCATCAGTAGCCTGTCCTTGTTGACCTACTTTACCGCCTGGGCGGACCGTTCTGGCACTGAGTACACTGTCCGCAATAACCTGATAACCTTGCTGCATACCACCATCCTGACCAGTCCACTGATTGAGCTGCATATTGCCCGCCACGCTGACAAGGTCGCCTTTATGGTGTTTGGCCAGCGCGTCAGCCTGCTTACCAAAGGCAATCACGCCCAACCAGAAAGTAGCCTCTCCGTTATCTGCCGCATTACAGGGCAGAGCTACCGCCAGGCGGGCCATTGTCATGTTCGTACCTTTTCCCGTTGTTCTGGTCTGCGGGTCGGCCACCAGCCGGCCATACGCTGAAATTTGAGCTGTCATCGCAGTGATCCCTCTTCTGATACCCTGTACCTGATTCAGTGTTGGTTCAAACTGGTAGTTTGTTGCCTCAATGTTGGTTCATTTTTTAAACATGAAACCTTATTAAACAGATATATATAACTACTGAGGCAACTGAACCAACTGAACCAACACTTAATCTACACACATGAAAGAGTGCTTTTACTCTGGCTGGCCATCGTCCGGCAGATACTGCAGGACATAAACCCGAATCTGTCGCCCATCAATGCGTGGTGACTTTCTCTGAAACCCCCGGCCTGAAGTCGGCGGTGTCAGCATGCCAGCTTTCTTCAATACCTCCGCAAACTGACGAGTGTTAAAGCCGCGGGCGATCTCCCCTTCGAAGGCTGCCGGGAAGGTGTAGAACACCATCGGGTCAGTCTCATGACCGCCCTTCTGCCGGTATCCCGCCATGTTGGAGATGGGGAGACTGGTCGGGTCATACGGGAACGGTGCAAAGCGGCTCATGCCGTAAGCGTTCAGGAATGCCTCTGTCTGCTCAATAATTTGCTGATGCTCTTTGTTGCCGGTACCGAATTCACGCAACCAGGCGTTATAGCTGTACTGAATAGCATCCCGGCACGTCTGCTCATCCCAGCCGGTGATCACATTACCTAACAATAGTGCGGCTTCCAGAATGGCAAACCGGGCGCCAACACGATGGACCTGCTCCCCGTAATCCGACGGGATCAGACTACGCCAGCGCTCTTCCGCTGCTCTGACGGCGTTCACCGCCTCTTGCTGGTGGTCAGCCAGCCATTTCACCCACTCACGCCCAGCCACTCCATGGTGATGCTGGTATGCATCTTTGAGGGCATCGGCATGGTGTTTGCCGTTGGCATGCTCATGGAAACGAACAGCCCGGCGCATCGGGATATTCAGCAGGCGAACCAGCTGGCCTGCTTTAGCCTTGCGACCGGCGCTCGCAATGAAGGTTTCCAGATCCATCTCACCGGTACTGATGGCCACAGTACGCCAGCGCTTCAGATCACGGTTCCCCCCCTCCTTCGCGCCCTGCAGCTTACCCGTACCATTAAATAGCGCGTAGGCAGATTTGTAGACCTCCACCGGATCAGCGCCCTGCCCGATTTCGTCTAGCGGCATCAGCGCGTCGTTGTGTGCGGCAGCTTCATTCGCCAGCCCCAGCGCGGTACCGTACCAGGTGAGGCGCAATACATCAGGATTGCCGTAGAGACTGGATGCGACATTGGCAGTGGTGGTCTTACCGGCGCTCGACTGCTCATAGAGATGGATACCAAAACCATCAGCGCCGGCAAGGCCAATCAAAGGAGCTGCCAGCGCTGCGGCCACGCCAGTCATCATCGAGTAGTTGCCAAAGGCCAGACGTCCAACGTTCTCTCGCCAGCTCTCAGCAGTACCGCTGGTGGTATAGCCGGATGCGGCAGAACTTCGTCCGTTAAACAGCACCGGTTGATCTGGAGTACCAATGATCTCGCCATCCGGCATTATGTAGGCGCCACACTGCCAGCCCGTAGCATGCGCAATGCGCCATACCTCACCATTGGCACAGCTCTGCAGCCAGTCGGCCAACGTTGCACGTAAACCACTTTTGGTTGTGACGTTCACCCCACCAGCCTTGAGCGTTCGCCAGCCTTCGCGTTCACCAATATCAGCAAATGGTATTGCCTGGACAGTATCCCCCTTCGAACCGAATGGGCGCCAGCGCAGGATCAGATACCGGGTTTTACTGTCATCTATGCCAGTACCTATGACCTCCAGAGCAGAACACAGCCAGCTTTCACGGGTAGTTATTTCCCCGGTATCTTTGTCTGATTTTGGCTCAACCCAAAAAATACCGTCAGCTCGGCTTTCAACATGTGGCTTCAGGTTGTCGCTATTCGCAGATTTATTGGCTTTCAGAATTGATGTTGTTGTGTGCTCGCCCTGTTCTCTGAGCCTAGCCAGATATTGCCTCCAGTTTTCCGGTTTTTGGTCAGGAATTCCCTTATATAATTTCGCTTCCAGTACACCTGCCTGTGCAAGTTTTTCCCCAATGGCATTAATCATTATTGGCTCAATGCTTCCAGCCAGATAAACACGAGCACTGCGACGCCCTTGATCAATAATTTGCAGGTTCTCCAGTTCCGCCAGCTGCTTCGGTCCAAGATAAATGGGAGGTGTTCTGTCCTCAGCGACTTGTTTACCCAGACCCTCTTCCCAACCTTTTGCATGTGCATACGCATCGGTTCCAGCAAAAATAACTGCTTCAGTAAATTTTTCTTTTGGCAAATGTTTCAGGTTCGGTGCCAGTTTCATTGACGCTTCTCCCGATGAGCACACAAGACGTAATCAGCAAGTTCTTCATCCGCCGTTTTAATAGCTTCCGGTACATCCTGGAGTAACGAGATCAGAGCACAAATTAACTGAATATCTCGTTCAGATGCTTTCGTGACCTCTAACCATATGGAGAGCAGAGCCTGTGCTTGTTCAACACGACATTGGGCGTCAATGAGTGGTAAATCTTTCATGATTTCCCCCCTTTTTCATTAGCGACCCGCCTGAGATACATCGCATTCTCAGATGTATCACGTAAAGCTCTGGCTACATCACTAACTACTCCCAACATGGCACCTAAACGATACATATCCTCTTTCGCTGTTTCCTCGCTGTACTCTTGATTGTCGGAAGCCCAAAACATCAGGCTTCCAATTGCTTTAACACCCATCATCAAGTCGTTAACTGCTTCACTGGATCTGTTTTGAACCCCAACAATCTCATCTTGTGAGCAGGAATCCAGATCATGCCGTACTAAATCGTTATACAGGCTCATGCTGCCACCTCCAGACGGATACGGCCTGCAAAGAAACAGACGTGATCCCGTGTCAGTGTGCGGCGGGCTTCCTGCTCTGATTCTGAAATGACATGGTGGATTTTTGCTGTGATTGTCGGGCAATCGCGGCGAACAGCGGCGATAATCCAAATAAATTGCGGATTTTGGTTAGGGGTAGTAGCCATGGCGGCAGCCTCCGATAACTGGTTTTTGTAACCACCACCGAAGAGACCAATCTTGCGGGTGGTGGACTGTGCAGAGTTGGTCTTACCGGCGTTATCGGAAACCGGCGCTTCCGAAGAAGCCCCTACACAGCCCACCATAATTTTGCGAGCGGCACGGATTATACCCGTATCGCAGAAAAAAGGGTGTACTGAGCTAACGACACAAAAAAAGACGCTTGGCGCGTCATGTATCGCCGATAACATTACCGGGAGACCAATCCCGGCACCAGATTTTGCTGGTGCGCTATAACCATAGACCGGTCTACCTTCAGACCGCAAGCCCTTTTTGTCACGGTGCGGCAATTTATAGCTGGCGGTGTGATGGGCCCCGCATCCACCGCCGGCGCCGGACACGCTATCTTCCCGATAGTCAGTTTCCGAACCCTTACCCGCGCGCTTACTTGTCTCGAAATACACTTCAACAGAGCCACTATCAGTGGCCCACAGAATGACAGGTTTTGACAGGTTCCCGCTGTGGCGCACCGCCTGCAGAGCGTTAACTTTTGCATACATCAGGCCAGCCAGAGAGAGGCTTTTGCGCCGTGCACCGGTAATCATTGCTTCACCTCCGTGTACTCCTTCATGAAGCGCTCAATGGTCTGCACGCATGGGAACTGATAGCCCTCGCGATAGAACGTCACGCGGTTATGCGCTACAGCGGTTACGCTCACCATCTGGCCGTGAGCGTCGCGATAGGAGTGGTTTGGCAGCGGTGTGCTGGTGGGCTTATTCATCGTTAGCCCCCAGACGTTTAGCCAGCCAACGCTGAGAGAGGCGGGTTAATTCCGCTTTACGCTGGCCGTACTCCATGCCCATATCGATCAGCGTGATGTTTGTACCCTCCAGGTAGCTGAGGTGTTCCAGTTGGGCGGCGCTCATGCTATCGCGCGGTTCGCCGTCGATACCGTTCACCTGCGCCCACTGCTTAGCGGTCATGCCACCCAGCACAATACGGGCGATCATGTTGCTTTCATTGCTGTAGTGCCGGGCTTGCGTCTCTTTCCCCTGTTCTGCCCGGGCAGCATCCAGAGCGGCGCACATCGGCTTGAAGAGGTTGGCAGCACCAATGCGGGCTTTGAGGTGCCGGCGATACTTCGCGGCGATTTCCGGCGCACTCAGCTGTAGCGCTTCCTCGCACTGGATGAAATAGCGGCGGACGGCGCGCCCCTGTTCATTGCGCTCAACCATTGCCACTTCTTTAGCCATATCCAGCGAGAGAAGGTAATCATGCTCGATTTGCTGGCGAAATTTTGCGCTCGCCCGTTTTGGTGAGCTCAAATTTTCAACACGGATGTAGTCAGTCCCGGCCACAAATCCGTACTGGTCGATGCGGCCTTTAATCCAGTTGGTAAAGTCGCGGCCCACACCCAGCGCTTTATGCAAATCTCTGGCGCTCGCAATATTGGTTTCGCGCCCGCCAATTTGGCCGGGAATAACGGGAACGATGGCGGCAAAGTCATTGCCGTTAATTACGCCCGGGTTAACGTTGGGTTGAGGGGCGGCCTCAGAATTGAATCTGCTTTTTTCGATTTTCATTTTTTCGGCTCCGTTATGCGGCGGTGAAGTTGTCCGGGTAGAGGTTCAGAATGTCGGCGATATCCTGCTTTGAAAGCCCGTAATGTTGGTTGACTGCGGCCATGCGGTTAACGAACTGAATCACCTTCAGCACGTCACCACGGCACGCAAACCGGTAACGCATGTGCGCACCGATACCATCAGGGTTTTTCTCTTCCAGGCGTTCCAGGCAAATATCAAGCTCGCGCTCAAGTTCGCTCGCATAGTTGCGGCCAGATGAGAGGCGGCAATTGCGCAGGATATCGTTTTCTGTCCACCCACCAGCCCCACAACGCAGCATGTAGGTGCGAGCACGGTGTTTCTTCGGAATGCGCTTTGAGGCTTGAACGGTGTAGGCTAGTGGCGTAACATCAGATTCGCGAGTATCTATGTTAGCCGCCTGTAATGGGCGGTTTTCTTTTTGCATCAGGCCACCTTCCCGCGACGTTCAGTTAGCCAGTTGTTAATTTCAACAGCATCGAATGCGGTAACATTTTCTGTGAGCTTAATCGGACGTGGGAGTGTGCCATTTTTAACCCAGCGATCAATGGTAGGCATAGATACGCCAAGAAGCTCTGGTAAACGGAAACGGCGAATGTATCCAGTGGTTGGAATGGTAGATGGTTGTTTATCACTTGCTCTCATTAGTCCCATAACTCCTGTGATAGCTCTTGAAGTTATGGGCATTAAAAATCAAATGAACGCGTCTCTGTTCCAAATTTGAAGTAATTTGTTCTAAATTTTGAAATACTTTTCAAGAGTAGCCGAAGACGGCGGTGCGACATCAATGAATTCACCTTTCGCATGTTTTTTGTCGAAAAAATCAACAATGCGTTTATGCCTGTCATGGACACTAGTTCTCATAACCTTATCTCCTAGCTCTGGTACAGAACGTATCAACACACTAATAAAATCGCCTATTTTATTAGCATTAACCTTATGCTCGATTATTTCTTCTTGATTGAAGCTTTCCTCATAATTATAAACCCCATTAATGCCTGTATTCGTCTCTAGTTTTTTTCCACCAGACTTAAGGAGTTCAATTTCATCCTTAGTTATGAGTAGATCAGTCAATTTTAAATCAACCGATTCATAATCACGAACCTCAAATCCCATCAAAATATAACCTTCAGTTTTTTCAAACACTTTGGAACGAGGAACCTCAAACTCAAAAACACTTATAACAGCGTCTTCAGAAATCAATAATTCAATTTCATTTTCATAAATATCCCTTTGTTTCAAAGCTAAAAAACCCTCAAGCTTGTGATCCACCTTCCTATCTGTTTTTTTGTTAAAAGATTCAACAACTCTTATATAGTCTGATAAATAAACACCTTGAACATAATCGAACGCAGTAGCAACATTACTTTCACATTCAAAATCATATTCACTTAAAATATTTAAACCAGGAGAAGACACCTCTTCCTCTTCACCAGTTTCTTCGTTTAAGATAAAACAGCAAAATCCATTTTCAGGAAACTTCACGCAAAGTTGAAGTAACCCTATCGCAGCATAATGAATTAAATCATCTACCTCACACCCCAATTCGATTCCAGCCTTTTGCAAGGTGTAATATTTTCGTTCCGGCAGAGCCAT